AGAAACGGAAGGCTCCGCCGACGCAGAAATGAGGTGCCCGGAGTGCGGGGCCATGATTCCCAAGAACTCCGAGACGTGCCCGAAGTGTGGTGCTGACCTTCGCGGGAAGGGTGGTGGTAAGGAGGAAGAGGGCAAGGAGGAGCCTAAGGAGAAGGCGGCGATGGTGTGTTCGAAGTGCGGCTACAAGATGGAAGCCGAGGACTTGGAAAAGATGGAATGCCCGAAATGCGGAGCGCCCATGAAGACAGGCAAGTCCTTTGACGGCGAGAAGTATGGCCGTGTTATGTCAGCCAAGAACCTCGGGACGCTCAAAGAGATCCACAAGGATGTCAACGAGCTGCATACGGGTGACCACGTCCTTAGCCGGGCGGGAAGAAGCCTTTGCGAGAAGTGCTCGAAACGGCTGGGTGACATGATTGACGAGTACGACAAGTACGAGGGCAAGGCCGAGGAAGTGGTGACTGTTAAAGAGGCGATGGCGATCGTCCTCGCCGACGCAGAACAAGAAGACTTGGAACGGTTTGTAGGTGCCGTGGAGGCGTTGAAGTTGGTTGCTGACAGTAACCGGAAAGCCGCGGCGTACCGCAAGCTGCTAAACAAATCATAATCGTGCCACGGCGGTCGTGGTAGATTAACCGAGGTGAGATTCACGAAAGGTAACCACAGATGATCCTCACCAAGAAGTTGCGAAAATGGGTCCTTGCCAACTGCGACGTTGAAGACGACGCGGAGGACAAGGATCTGTTGAAGGCCGCCGGGTTGGCATGGGCATCCGGCGACCTCACTACCGAGAAGATGACAGAGCTGACGAAGGACGATGACGCGGACGACGCGGACGCGTTCTCCCAAGAGCTCAGCAACCTGTCAAAGGGTATCGGCGACCTGACGAACATGCTGAAGAACGGCAAGTTCGGGAAGGAAGACGATGAAGAGCTCGAAGAGGAAGAGAGTGACGAGCTTGACAACGAGGACAAGTCGAGCGAACCGGACAAGAAGAAGGCCGGCAAGCCCAAGGGCGAGAAGGCCGACCCACCGGCATGGCACAAATCCATCAAGAAGGTGATGGGGATGGACCCGCCGGTCAACGAGGACGGTTCGATTCGCGTCAAGGGCGCATGGGAACAATACAGCACCGAGAAATCGACGCTGACGTATCCCGAGCGGACGAAGGGCGGGAAGCCTCACAGCCTTGCTGGTCGTCCCGTGGTGGACTTTACCGAGGGTGGTGGGCGCACGCTGGATACAGCGTCCGATTTGGACAAGGCTGTCTCCGGTGCTTATGCCAAGCTGCTCTGCGCTACGGCCCAGCGTGGCGGAAGTAAGACGTTCGGGTTCCAGTCTTTGCAGCAGCATGATCGCGAGCTGTTGTTCCACGCCCTGGAAAACATGGATTGGGTTGGCTCGACTGATGGCGGGGACTTTGCCGATATCAAGGGACGTCGGCTGACGCCTCGTGAGCAGAAGGACATCATCGACGACGCCGTTTCCGGTGGTCTTGAGGCAGCCCCGATTGTGTTTGACGATCAGGTCATCCGAGCTCCGTTGCTGCACGGCGAGCTGTTCCCCCTTGTCAATCAGGTTCCGCTGGATCGCGGCCGCCGAATTGAGGGTGTGGCCACCGGTACGGTGACGGGAGCATGGGGTGGTGTTGACGCGACTCCGATTGGCCTGTTCGCTACCGCTGGTTATATTACGGCGTTCGACACGACCGTGTACCGGTGGGAAGGCGCCATCCGGATCGGTCTTGATTTCCTGAGCGACACGCCGATTGACTTCGGCGCCCATGTCACATCGCAGTATGGCGAACGCCTGCTGGAGGACTTGGACGATGTGATCGCTACGGGGAATGGTGCTACCCAGCCGGAAGGTGTGATCAACCACGCTGGCATCACCACCGTTGCTTGGGGCGGTGTTACTTCGATTGGTAACTACGAATCCCTGCGGTTCGGTGTTGCCAAGGCGGAGCACCGTTCTACGGTAGCCGCCTCCGCTGTGTTCTGCGGGACGGAGACATCCTACCAACGCGTTATGGCGTTGCCGGTTGGCGCTGCTGATGCCAGACGGTTGTTTGGGACGGGCCAAGTTGGTGGAACGAATGCCTACGACGGCTACAGCATCATGCAACGGCCGTACAAGATCAATGAGTCCTTGGCGAACACTCAAATCTTCTATGCCATCTTGGCCCGGTACCGAATGTACCGTCGTCGAGGGCTGACGATGAGGACTTCGCGTGAGGGCGACACGCTGATTCGAGCGAACGAGATGCTGATGGTTGCGACGGCCCGGTATGGCGGACAGATTGAAAGAGCGGCCTGCGGCGCCATCACAGTCACAGCTCCTGCGTAACCAACTGACCCGGCCGGAATGGAATGCCCGGCTATCACGCCCGAGGAGACGGCTTGTCTCCTTGCCGTCTCCTCGGGATTTTCCACTGAAAAGGGGACACAAAAGGAGACATACATTACCATGGCAGAAGCAAAAGCAGTTACCGTCGCACCGTTTGGGATTGAGGCTGTTCACCCTCGGTTCTGTGACCTCCTGTTGCAGTCTATTCCGGGGTGTCGCCTTCGTAGTCAAATAGGTGCCGTCATTACGAATGTAGACGGCACGGTCCGGACATTGCAGTCCAGAGGACAGACACCTCCATCGGTACCGGGTATGCGTTTGCATGTTAACCCACAGAAGCGGACATACGTGATTGAGGACCCGCTCAACGAAGATGAGGAAGCCAAGAGCCGTATTCGGAAATACATGCGGTCAACAACGGGTTCCAGCCCGGACAACTTGAAGGGAGCGGATACCGTCAAGGGGGAATTGGACGCCCACCGGATGAAAACGCTCTGCCGGGAGGTCTGTGATCTGCTAGACGAGGGGTCTGTGAAAGTGATTGCGGGGGAACGCCCAGATCGCGAAGACATTGAAGAGCTGCCGGGCAAGTTCTTACTGAACCCCGGATTGCGCACACAATCGTCCCAGCCTATGTTCGAGGAAGATTACGAGGGCTGGGTTACACAATTGACACGGAGTGGAGGGTAATGCCGTCCGCAGTAGATGCAGCCAGAGCCAGAAGAACAGCTAGGGCTACACAGGTCAAGATCAACGAACAGTGGTTTATCAACGAAGTTGCCAACCGTGTTGATTTGACGCTGACCCAACGGGTGAAGGTTGCATGTGAGTTCCTGAAGGACAAGATCGTGAAAAACCTCAACGTGCCGGTGAAGAAGGAAATCATTGGAGGGGTCACGGTCGTAACGGAACGGTCGAAGCCCGGTGAGTTCCCTCGAGCCGAGACATCGACACTGCTGCGATCCATTTTCAGCGACGTTCCACGGCCACAGGGGCACAAGGTAGTTGGGTATGTTGGGATGCCACTTGATTATGGTGTGAAGCTGGAACTGAAGATGAACAGGAGTTTCTTGTTGAGGACGTTCCGGTCTTTGAAACCGTCACTGGAACGGATGGTTTCGGGACCGATAACGGGGATTTAGAGAAAGAGACATGACCCCAATCCAACGCAAACTAGCCGAGGTTCAGCTCTCCTGCCTGAGACTACAGCACGCAGTGCTGAAGTCGAGAGCACGCCAGAAGTACAACCCGAACCACGGACCTGATGGAAGGTTTGTATCAGGCGGTGGAGCCGGAGGCGGTAACGTCCACATGGCGCCGGATACTGGCGGTGGTTCTGGTGGAGGGGGCGGTGGGAGTGTCCCCAGTCCCGGTGCTGATGTTGGTAGTGGTAAATTCCGAGTCGGCGACATTGTACACGACGGGCGTTTGAACTATGGCAAGGTGCTGAGCGGCCGTGGAGAACAAATAAGGGTCATGTTTGAGAGGGGAACCTTCTCCTATCATGAGAGTGAGCTGACAAGAGTGCCCTCAGAGGCCCTGTCGCCTATAAACTAAAACGTGCGGACGTTCCGGTCTTTGAAACCGTCATTGGAACGGATGGTTTCGGGACCGATAACGGGGATTTAGATGAGCGGAGCTGCAGATGTTCACAAGGCTGTCGCAAGCCTCTGGGAAGATGAAGGGCTGGATACCAAGTTCAAGTCCTACTGGTCTGTTGCCGACCAGACTCGCTTTACCTCCCTCAACGATGGTCAAGCCCCGCCGAACCAGCCGTTTCCATATTGTGTGTTCGAATCGACCTCGCCGGATATCGTCACGCGAATGTCAGCGGATGGTTCAAACAAGCGGTACGTTAACGATAACCCTTGGACGTTTTTCGTCTACGCCAAACAAACGGATGTTCTGACAGCGAAGGAGTTTGCCATTGCCCTGGCAAATGAAATCTTGAAAGTATTCGGAGGGCACCCAACACAAGCGCCAGCGAGCTTGCCAGAACTTGACAACGGGTCAATCGTGATCATCCAATACAGATCAGACTACGGGGAACGGCAAGCGGACGACATACACTTGTGGACCGTTGAGTACAACATCCGGACAGACGTGCCGGTGACAGTATAGGTGAAGACATGAGTAACCGATCGCTATCAAGCCCGAAAGTGGTGGCCCAAATTACGGGCTCCGTTGTCAATACGATGGACGACACCGCACCGTTTTCCGGGGCGTTCTCCGGGGTTATCAATGACACACTCTCTAGTGGGATTGGCGATAGCCGGGCAAACCGGGCATGGCAGTGGAAGCACACAACTAGTACTGCAAGGACGCTCGCTGGTGGGGCCAGTACCGTTATTGACTTGTACGATTTTGCTGGTCATGATATGGGTGCTGGTGCTGGGAACGATGCTGCCGGCCAGGCCTTGACGATCGACAATATCGTAGCCATCCTCATCAAGAACGAGAACAGTATTGGGGATGCTGGTGCTCTTGAAATTGAGCCGGACGCTGCGAATGGGTGGACTCCAATCGGAACGCATACGGTGGCCGTTAATGGCGCCCTGTATGGTGGCGGGTGCCTGCTGAAGTACAACCCGGACGAAGCTGGATTCCCGGTGGTTGATGCTTCTAGCCATCGGTTGAAACTCACGGCAAACGGGGCAGACGTTGATTATAGTGTTTGGGTTTTGGCTAGGCACGACGACGAGACATCGTCTAGTTCTTCTAGTTCGTCCTCGCCTAGCTCTTCGTCCAGCTCCTCGTCTAGTTCGTCCAGCAGTAGCAGTATGACAAGCAGCCCGTCTTCATCATCCTTGTCAAGCTCTTCTGCCAGTTCGTCTAGCAGCAGCAGTGTAACAAGTAGCTCGTCCGCGTCCTCATCGTCGAGCCAGAGTTCTTCAAGCAGTAGTCTGTCCTCGTCGAGCCAGAGTTCTTCGAGCAGCGTAACATCCTCCTCGTCCGAATCGAGTTCGAGCAGTTCTTCCTCAAGTAGTGGGAGTACCTCCTCGGAGAGTTCGGCCTCGTCAAGCAGTGAATAAGGATTAAGCAATGAGTAGCGAAAACACCCTGACCGGAAGAACGGGGAAGTTTGTCGTTGGTACCACACTGGTTGCCAGGACAACGAAGTGGGACGTCAACCCGACACTCGCTGGCGGCTCGGAATGGGGGGACTCAGATTCGAATGGGTTTACGAATCGTGCCCCCGGCCGGAAGGATTGCACGTTCACAGCGGAAGGCAAATACGACACGACGGACGAGGTTTTCGATCTCTTCCAACCGGAAGATATCGCCATCGCCGTGTTATGGTTGAACAACCTGACGCTGTATTGGGACTTCCCGCGAGCATTGTGCAACGACTTCTCCCTATCGGTTGACATCGATACCGAAGAGGTCATTGGCTGGACGAGTGGTTGGGGTTCCGACGGGGAATTCTACTATCCTGGTGAAGCCGGTGCTACAGCCAGAGTGCTGCCGTAGTCTAGAGAGAGACATGACCCCAATCCAACGCAAACTGGCCGAGGTTCAGCTCTCCTGCCTGAGACTACAGCACGCAGTGCTGAAGTCGAGAGCACGGCAGAAGTACAACCCGAACCACGGACCTGATGGACGTTTTTCGTCAGGTGGTGGTGCCGGAGGAGGCAACGTCCACATGGCGCCGGACACCGGCGGTGGTTCTGGTGGAGGTGGGAGCTCCGGCGGGGCCACTAAGAAACTGCCACCGCCGACCAAACCAACAGATAAAAATGGAGTTGTGCGTGTTCAACAAACAGGGGGAATGACGAATGTTGCCGACCTCTCGGGAAAGGGGCTAAGTAACAATGATACGCGTTGGGCGTTTAGTCAGGCTAAGACCGGGGATTCCATAGAATATATTGATATGAACGTCCAGCAACATGGAGGTGTTTGGGTGATGGGGAAGGTACAGAAGCTGGAGAGAACAAAATCGGGCAATTATAACATCCACGTAGATCAAGTTGCAAACAGAGGACGTATTGTAATCAATTCGAGGCGTCCGGCCCATCGTGTTACGTTGCAATCGCCAAGATGAACACCAACGACCTTATCACAGTCACAAAGAAGGAGATCCATTGCTGGAAGCTCTGCCCTTGCCCGGCATGTGAACGAGAACGGGAAAAGCGAACACCTACAACTAGCCCACCTATTCCCATTCGGGTTATTCCTCTCGACGCTGCTACAGCGTTACGTCTCATCTCACGTCGCCCAGAAGGTTCGCTGGCCCGTCAACTCGCCCGAAGTAACTGAACTGTCTTAGTCAGCCCAGAAGGAGACAAGCTATGGGTGACGCTGAAGCTAGAGTTGTAGGCGCCGGGGACGTGATCTCTGTTAATGGCAAGGAGATCACGCTGGCCCCAATCGATATGAAGCAGCTGTACGAATTGCAACGTGCTGCTCTGTCCTACTACAAACGGGAGTATCTTAGCACTTACGCCGAGAACCTTGACCTACTGCCTAAGAAGCAGGCGTCGGGTTTGCTGGAGGCAAAGCTTGAGGAAGTGGCTAAGTGGGATTCTTCCAACTTGCCATTGAAGATGTCCTTCGATATTCGTAACTTCGAAGTGACAGACAAGCTGAAGAAGCGACTGGAGGGGATTTACGGGGACATCCCGGATGGCCAGTCCGCTAAAACGGCCGTGCTGTCAACCGCCCTAGATTCCGGAGAGATCAAGCCGGAGGAAGTGGAACGCCTAACCGGGAAGAAACCACGCCGGGTGAGAATCCCATACGATATGTGGTGGGTGACTGCCGTGTTTGACGGAATGGTGGCGTTTGTGCATGCCTCCGTATCTGTTAACAGTCAAGGTATTACGCGAGATGAGGTGGGGCGATGGCCACTTGCTAAGGTGATGGAAGCCGCTCGCGTTGTGGAGTCACTCACAGCGCCGGTGTTGGGAAATACGTAGGACTCGCCGCCCTGGAGAAAGCCGAGGCTAGCCAAGACGATGAAGACCTTGGTGGCGACGGGTTGAGTTTCGGGATAAATACTTGGCATCTTCGAGTGCTGACGGACAATGTGTTCGAGGGAGGTGCCGGGTTCACTTACGAACAGGTATCGAGGATGACACCGGACCAAATCTACCACCGGCTTTGTAATAGGGACGTCTTGAAGCGGAAGGGCGGACGCCGTCTTGCGAAGACTAAGTCCCTGTCCATGGCTAGTGACAGAGTGAAGGGACGGGCTGAGGACGGGTCCCCGATAGAGGGCAGGATTGCAGGGAAGTCAAGGGCACGCCAACTGATGGAACAGGAACAGAAGAAGAAACGGAAGAAAAGGGGCCGACGGAGGGAACGCCGTGGGAATTGAGCTTGCCAGATTGTTCATGACTGTTGGTGCTGATACCTCCGGCGCCGTTCAGGAAATGCGAATGCTTAAGGAGGAGACAGCCCAGTCCGCGGAGGCCATGAAACAGGCTATGCAGAAGGGTATGCTTGCAGTTACGGCGCCGGTGGGTATATTTGGTACCCGCTATCTGAAGCAATCTGTTGATCAGGCTCGGTACATTCAATCCACGTTGGCTCGATTTCGGCAAGTATTTGGGGACCAGACAAATGCAGCGGAGGCGTTTGTAACAGAGTTAGCGGATGGCTTGGGACGCAGTAAAACAGCATTACGTGACTCAACATCTACGTTCCAGGCGTTCTTCAAGGGACTTGGTCTTGGTTCTGCCGAGGCTACTGAATTCACTAAACAGATCACGATGGCCGCTACAGACTTGGCGGCATTTCGGGATGTGTCGGATAGAGAGATGATGGGACGGATGATCTCTGCCTTATCAGGCAGTTCCGAAGTATTGGACCAGTTTGGTGTGAACATCAAGCAGACCAACTTGGAAAAGTATCTAGGCGGAAAATCAGCAAAGACAGCAACTGAGATTGATAAGGTTCGTGCACGAATTGCTGCTATCAATGATGCCTTGATAAAGCAAGGCGCTGCTGGTCAGGCTATGCGTGAGATGGGCGAGCTGAGCAATCGATTCAAGCAGTTTGGTGCGGTGTTGGTAGACATTAAGGGAAAGATCGGAATGTCGCTGCTGCCCATTGTGCGTGACATAACGGCTGTGATGACCCGCGTGGGGAACGCCGTGAGTAGTGTTGTCGAGCTTATGCCTGATTTTGCTGCTTATATGTTGGCGGGGGGTACGGCAGCAGCCTCGTTGACTGGTATTGTGATTGGGTTGAATGTGGCTTTGAAGATGCTTGGGGTAACATGGAAGTCATTTTTCATGGGAGCTGGGCTGGGCTTGGTGTTTATTTCTATTGGCGTTGCTATTGGTGCTGCGGTTGCTGGTATTCAGCGGCTTGTGCAACATGCCATGACGATAAAACCAGTGGCGGCTTCAATACGGGCTTCCGTAGAACGATTGAATGCTACGTGGTCCGTGTTCAAAAAGGCCATGGTAGAGGTCGGTCGTGTAATCTATGAGGTGCTAATTGGGATCGCCGAGTCTATGGGCATTGATTTGGCCTTCTTAGAGGACTTGCCCAAGACGGCAGCGGAGGCGCTTGCGCAAGCGATGGAGGCTGTGACTAGGTTTGTATTGGATGCTGTTAGCTGGTTTGGCGCTATTGTTGAGAATTGGGGATTGATTTGGAACAATATGGGGAATATCGTTCGGTATGCTTGGGCACGGATAGGAGATACATCCCGTGATATGATTTTGTGGATGGGTCGGATGTGGGTAAACTTCACTGGGATGTCCGCCGAATCGTTTGCCAAGATGGTGAATCAGATCAAGACGCTGTGGCAGAATATGATCACTGGCCTGGCGAAGGGCTTAGTCTGGGTTGCTGATCGGTTTGGTGTGTTTGATAAGTTGGAACAGCAATGGAGAGAACAGAACGTAATGATGCGTTCGAATGTGAAGAAGAACATAGCTATTTGGGAGGAAGAGCTACGTCGAGCCCAAGCTGGCGAGGGAGTCTATGTTGA